GACCGTCCCGCAGCTTTTTGCTGCTGTCATCGGGGATGACGGCGGCCAGCACTTCGTCGAAGCCGACGGCCCGCTGGGGCTTGGCCTCAAAGTAGCCGGTGGGCATTTCCGCCGCCTCCTGGTAGACGGCCTGGATGTCCTGGGCCGTCTGGCTGCTGATTTTGTACCCCTCCTTGGAGAAGGCCCGCATGATAGCGTCCACCGTCCTCTTGCCCTTGGACGTTTCCATCAGGATGCTGCCGATGATGTCGCTCTCGACGAAGGAATTGTCGGAATGAGCCTTGTTTCCCTGCTTGATCTTCGTGATGATGCTGCCGATCTGGTCATCAATGGCCTGGAGCTTTGCTTCATACTCGGCCCCCTCGTCCATGCCCAGCCGCCCACTGTCCGCCTTGATCTCCTGGATGCTGTGGTATTCCGGCGTCGCCACGGATTGCAGGGTCTTGGCGCTTGCGCCCCAGGTGTTGCCGCCGCGCTCCTCCTGGCCCTCCTTCATCGCCTTGACGATGTTCTCCAGGGTGTAGGCATAGTGGAGCTGCGAGAAGCTGCGGAGATTGCCGGAGGGGGTGTAGGGGTCCTTGCCATTGTAGATGCCCGCCTCGCCCAGCAGGCCGTCCAGCTTCCCGGCAATCCACTCCTCAACGGCGTGGTCATCCACGGCGCTGCGCAGCGCGTCAGAGGTAGCCATCCGGTCAATTTCGCCCTTGGTCGCGCCGCCGTCCTGGTACATATCCCATGCGTGGTGAACGATGTCCTCCAGGGTGAAGATGGAAACGCCGTCCATGGAATTGTCGATGCGGGTCTGCCGTCTTTCGTTGATCTCCGCGTCGGTCCAATGCCTCTTGACGGCCATTCTGCGGAGCATGGGTTCGCCCTGTTCCCGGTAGTAGTCCCGGAGAATGTCGCGGATGACCTCGGCATTCTCGCCCAGGGCGTCCTTCACGCTCTCGCCGGTCTCCAGGTTGGCCTCGATTTCAGCCAGCGTGTTCACGCCCAGGCGGTCAACCACCTTTTGCAGGGTGTCGTTACCGAACTTGTCCCACACCTTGTCTATCTTCACCGGCTCCAGGCTCTTGCCCTGGTCTGCCAGATAGGCCGCCCGCACCGTGTCCGTGGAGGCCAGCTTCTCCGCCAGCTCTGCCGTGCTCCTGGTGCTGGTGTCGTCGATGCCCATAGAGCGCAGGGCGGCGCTGTTCCCGAAGATGCCCCCGGCCACGGAGACATCCCCGGCCAGCCGGTGCAGCTCGTGCTCCACCTGGGATGCCTTTTTGCTGTTCACGGGGTAATCTACTCGCGGAGCTGTCGGCGTCCAGGCGTCGCCGCCGTACACCTTGTTGGCGCGGAATAGCTGCGGGTCGATGGTGTCCTTGCTGAACACAAGGGAGATGGGGCCGTACTTGGTGTGCCCGTCCCTGGCTTTTACAATGGCGATGGAGGGCATGGGCAGGCCGCCCAGCTTGATGGCAGCCAGGATGCTGTTCTCGTCCTTGTTGTGCAGGGCCAGCAGCTTGTCCGTCTCCTCCACCGGGGTCTTGAGAGAGAATTTCGTCTCTTTCTGGTTGTCGGCCTTAAAGCGCTCGTGCAGCTCGCCCAACTCCTTGGCGTATGCGTCGAAGTCGTGGAACACATGGGCCGCAGGACCGTCCACGAACATATCTGCTTTGCCCACCGCGATATGCCCGTACATCGTCGCGTTGAACTCGTCATATAGGCGGGCCGGGTCTGCATTTTCCAGCGTGGTATGCTGATGCTCTGCCACATGGTTCAGCAGCACACGGGTCATCCCGTCGCTCATATTCAGCATCGTTGGCGTCCGTTCCACAAAGTCCAGGTAAGGCTTGTAGCCTACCTGCCGCATCACATGAGTGACCTCGTGGGGGGCAAACATCCCCCGGTTCTTCTCCGGCAGGGTCTCCCGGAAGAAGATTTGCCCATCAGCAGAGAACGCCGGGGTGCTGCCCTTGTTCTTGGCCCATGCCGCATCCGCCACAACAAAGCTCGGCACGCCGTAGTCCACCGCCGTCCGCTGCTCTGCGTAGGCCACGCTGCCCTTGGCCGGTTCCACCGTGTGGCCCTCCGCCCAGGAGCGCACGGGTTTGGCCCCGAAAGACGGGTTTACTCCTCCGTGTCGTCCAGAAGCAGCAGAAAGCTCTCTGCGAACTCGTCCATCTTGGCCTTTTCCTTCTCGGTCAGCGCTCTGCCCATATCCTTCTCGGCTGCCTGTGCCAGGTCTGCCGCCAGTTTCGCTTTCTTGTCCATCCTTGCCGTCCTCCTTCAAAGAATTTCTTGTTGCGGCCATTGTATCATTGCCGCCCTCTCCTTGCAAGGTCTTTGCCTGCCGGGCTGCCGCCTCCAAGGCTGCCGTCAGCTTCCCCTCGGCGGTCTGGGCCTTTTTCTTCTCGGCCCCAGTCAGCTTATCAATGAGGGAGCGGATAGCGTCCCGGACCTTTTGCAGCAGCGTCCGGTCATCCCGGTGCCGCTCGATGAAGTCATCCAGCACCTTGCCGTCGTCAATGAGGCGGCCCGCATAGTCCGCCGCCACCTCGTCCATGGCCTGCTCATAGGTCAGCTCCACGCCCTGCGCGGCGTAGCTGTCGATGCGCTTCTGGATGCTGTCCTGCTCCTCCTGTGCCACGATGTCCCGGAACGTCCGGTACTCCGTGGGGGCAAGCTCCTGCATCCGGTGGGTCATTTCGTGGCCCACAATAGCCAGTACAGGGTTTTCATTGTTCCGTTCCACCAGCACCGTGCTGCCGCTGATCTGGGCATTGGCCGTTCCGCCGCGCACGCTGTCCACGAACTGCACCCGCACGCCCAGGGCCTTGGCAACTCTGTTGACCTTGGCCGCCGTCTCGGCGGTCAGATAGACGCGGCTCTCACCGTTAGCGTCCAGAATGGCACGGCCCTGCTTGTCCTGCAACGGCCTGCCGCTCTCCACGGCCTGCTTCACAAAGTCGTCATACACGAGACCGCTGTCCTCTCCGGCTACCTTGGCATACTTGGCCGCCTGCTGTTCCCGCTGGAGGGAGAGGGCGGCGTCGTTCTGTCCGGCGGAGTAGGCCGCGAAGCGCTGGGCCTCCGTCAGGCGGCTGCCGTAGTCGCTGTCCACCCTTGCCATGTCTGCGCCGTTGATACCCGCCTCGTAGTAGGAGGCGAAGCCTGCGTAGTAGTCGTCGGCCCGCACGCTGCCGTCGTAGCTGGCGGAGAGGGCCTTGGCCCCGTTCTCGCCCAGGCTGGCCGCAGCATCCTGCACGCGGCGGATGTCATACGCCTGCTGCGCCGCAGGGCGCTGCTGCTCCACCTGCATGGCGGGGCGCACAGTCTCCTGCGTGGCCGTCTGCCGGGCTTCCGTTGCGGTGGGGGCAGTTTCCCTCGCGTTCGTAGAAACGTCGCTCTGCGTCCTTGCAAGGGTCGCCACGGCGTTCTTGACGGCCTTGCGCTGCTGGCTCTTGGTCATGCCGTCCTGTACCACCTGACCCGCCGCCTGCTCCAGGGCCGCCATGGCATCCTGGTCAGCCAGAATACGGTCCGCCATCTTTCCGTGGATGCTTCCGTTCTGGCTTGCCTGCTCCGCTGCCTGGGTCAGCAGCTCATTGGCCGCCGTGGCCTGGGGCGTCGCTTCTGCCTGCGGGGTTGGGGCGGTGGTCTCCTGCTGGACGGCGGTTTCGCCCACGTTGTAGTGGTAGGTGTCCGGGGTGATAACGCCGCCCATCATGCCGGAGGTTGCGCCCACAAGGAAATCATACAGAGAGTTCTCCAGCGTTTCCCCGGCGCTGGCTACGTCCCCGCCATAAATGCGGGGCATCTGCCACTCCATCCAGTCTCCGATGAACTCCTCCAGTCCCTCACCGACCGCTCCGGCTCCGAAGGTCAGCGCTCCGCCCAGCACGCGCTTGCCCGCGTCCGTCTTTGCGAAGCGGTTCACAGCGGAGCGGATGCCCCGCTCCACGGCGTCGTCCAATGCGCCGCCGCCATAGGCATGGCTGAACGGCAGGGCGATGTTGAACATCATCTCTGTAATTACTTCCTTTGCTGCCACGGCCCCGCCGTAAAGCCCCTGCTGCCCCAGAGTGGAGTTCGGGTTGTCCTGGCGGGCCTGCTGCGTAGCCCCGCCGAACGCACGCATGGCAAAAGCGCCCTTGCTGCCCGGTGTTCCCAGCAGGGCGTTGGCCGCTGTGTCCAGCGCTGTCTGGGTCATAGAAGCGCCTGCGTCCACCAGCACACGGCCTACGCCGCCCAGCCCTTCCTTGGCCTGCTCAATGTCCTGGGCAGAGGATTGCTGGATGTCGTCCGCCATCTCATAGCTGGCCTGGGTCGCTTTCTGCTGTACCTGCTCGTCCAGCACCTTCGCCATCGCGTCATACTTCCGCTGCCAGTCGTCGATGATGTACTGCTGGCTCTGGATGTCCCGCTCGTTCCAGCTTCCGGGCTTTTCCTTGTTTTCCGCCAGCATGGCGTCCATGTCCAGCTTGGCCCGCTCCAGGTTGTGGGAATATTCCGCCAGGTACTCCCGGTTCTGCGCGTCGCGTCCGCCCTGGCCCATGGCGTAGAAGGTGCTCATGGCGTTGCTGTTGGAGGCCATGGACCCCTTGGCCCCGCCTCGGATGGTGTCTCCCAGGCGGGAGAAGAAGCCCCGCTTCTCTGCGGGCTTTTCCGCCGTGGCCTGCGGCACAGAGGGCAGTTCTGCGTTTTCTCGCTTTAAGGTTAGCCCACCAGCCTGCCATGTCTGCGTCCGCCCGGCGGAGGTGGTGGACGGTGCAGCGGCAGCCGGGGCGGTATTCGCCCCGGTCGTCTGCTTGTTCTCCTCCTGCTTTCTGCTCCCACTGGTCCAGGTTTTCCCGGTCCCAGTCTGTTTTAAGGTCAAAGCCATACTCTGTTCCCTCCTTACGAAAGGTCAAAACCGAACAGCTTAAACTTACGCTTGAGCGTTGCCAGTTCACTGTCGGTGAGGCCCGCCTGGCTGATTTCGTTAAGAAGCTGTTCCACGCTGGAATAGCTGCGCCCGTTCCAGGTGAAGATGCCCTCGTCCTGGTCCCAGTCCAGGCTCGTCTTTCCACCGCTTCCGCTGCCCTTGCCGCCCTGGTTTTTCATCCAGTCGGCGTAATACCCGGCCAGCTTTCCGGCCTGGGTGGTGTTGTACCCGGCGGACAGCAGCCAGGCGTATGCGTCGCCCTCGCTGCGGATGCCCGCCTTGTACATTCCTGCGTACACGTCCTCGCTGGCGCTTGAGCCGCCTCTCTTGCTTCCGCCGGAGCTGCCGCCTCTGGAGGACCCACCGCCGGAGCGAACGGATGCCTGCGCCTTGTTGTATGCGCTCTTGAGGCCTGCGATCTCCTGGTCCGTGTACCCCAGGGCCTTGTAGCCGGAGAAGTCGCCGCCCGCTGCGAGGGTCTGGGCCTTTGCCAGCGCCCGGTTGTACTCCGTCTCGTCCTTGTAGGTCTCCCGGTTGTAGGCGGTCTCGTCCTCGTAGCGCTTGTCCGCGATCTGGTCCCGGCCCACGGAATAGTTCCACTCGTTGTTGTAGCGCTCGTCGCTGATACTGTCCCGATGCACGCCGTAGTCGAAGCTCCGGTCCGTGTTGTACTGGGCCAGGAGGTCGGCGTACTTGGCGTAGTCGCCCTGCTCCAGGGCCACCAGCATTTCCAGGTTTGCCCTCTGGGTGTTGCCCTCGTCCTGGTACATGGAGTAGGCAAGCTGTTTCAGCTCCGGGATTTTATCGGCCAGCGCCCCCATGTAGTTGTCATAGGTCTGCTGCGCTGCGCTGCCCGCATAGCTGCTTGCAAGGCCGCCTGTGCGGGCGCTGACCTGCCCCAGGGTGTCCTGCATCGCCCGCTCGCCGCTGCGCGTGTAGCTCTCCTTGTACTGCTGATAGGTTGGGTCCTTCTCCGGGTCGTAGCTGAACGCCTCCCGGTTAAGAATTTGCTTTGTCAGGTCGTCGATCTGGCTCTGGTAGCGGCTGGTGTAGGTGGGGGCCGCCTCGTAGGAGAAACCGCCGCCTCCGTTTCCTCGTCCGCCGCCGCCCATCTCCAGGGGGATGTAGCGGCTGCCGTCGCTGTCGCCGGAATAGCCGTAGTTGCTGCGGATGCGCTCCACATAGTCGTGGGCGTCTGCCCAGGTCGTTTTGCCTGCCGCCGCTGCCGCCCGGACCTCCGCCGCGCTCCGCAGCTCGTCGTTGGAAAAATGCTCCTGGTCATATACGCTGCCGCCGTAGCTGCCCCGGTCGCTGCCGCCGCCGCCCACCGTGTCGGCGCTGGGCGCGGCGGCCTTGCCGGTCTTGCTTCCGGTCTTGATGGCGCTGGTGGCATAGCCGTTCTCGTTATAGCTGATGTTGTAGCCGCCCTTGGAGACGGTCTTGCCCGCCAGGTCTTTGTTCCTGGACATATCGGGTTTTGCCATGTCGGATTACCTCCTCTTTCAGTTGGTTTTCTGCTCCAGCGCCGTCACGCGGGCTGCCAGCTTGTTGTACTCGCTGCCCAGTGTGCTCACGCTCTGCTGCACCCCGGAGAGGGCGGTTTGCAGGCTGGAGGCCTTGCTGTTCAGCCCCTCCACACTGGTCTGTATGGCGGTCATGCTCTTTTGAAGCTGCCCCAGCATGAAGTCCAGATTTTCTTGCAGGTTTCTGGTGTAGTTGCACAGAGATTTTACGGTCCCGTTCACGTCGTTGCGGTCAAACGAAGGAGGGGAGCCGGGGAGGGTGGTTGCCATGCCCTGTCACCCCCTTAATATTCGCTGCCCAGGGCGAACTCCCGGATGATGCTCTTGACCAGGCATCCACCCTTGCCGGACAGTCGGATGCGGAAGTTGTCGCACCGCACCGGCAGGATGGGGACTTGCAGGGTCTTGGCCCGCTCGTTGTGGGTGGAGAACACCTGTCGGAAGGGCTTGCCGTCCGTGCTGATCTCCACCTTGAGCCAGGCCCCGGCCTCCAGGTCCGCCCGCAGGTACAGCTTGGAATAGCACTTGCGCCCGTGGCTCGTCTCGTCCATTTGGCACAGCGTTGCGCTCCAGTTCACCAGGCCCTCCTCGGAGTAGTCCTGCCCGGTGGTCATCAGCTTGCCCGTGGCCCCGTCCAGGAAGTAGAGCGTCCCGTCCAGATAGGCCCAGTCCAGCGCGTGGGTCGCGTCCTCCCGCAGCCAGATGGCCCGCAGCGTATCAAAGACGTACAGCTCCCAGTCGCCCTTCTCCGTCCGCATGGAGATGTAGTAGCGCTCGCCGTCCGTGCCGCCCACCGCATCGAAGAAGCGCCGGGTCCCGAAGTTCTCCGTCAGCAGCTCCGGGGTCCCGCCGGAGTAGGCGTACACGCCGTTGCGGCCCTTGTAGAACAGCGTTTCGTTGATGACGGCCAGGGACTTCTCGCTGCCCTTCTGGATGCCGGGCACCGTGTAGGTGTAGATTTCATACTGCGCCGGATAGCTGCCCAGGACCTTGTGCAGGCAATTCTCTTTCCAGAACAGCACCGTGCTGGAGTAGGCGATGCACCCGGTGAACTCGCCCTCCGTGCCCACGGCCACGGCGTAGCTGTCCGTGGACACCCCGTCGTAGACGTAGAAGTTGGTCGGGTCGCCCAGGGCGCTGGCGTAGATGGTCTTGCCCTCCGCGCCCCAGATGCGGTTATCGCACTCGCAGATGCACGTCAGGTCCGGCACCTTCCGCTCCAGCATCACCGTCCCGGCCTCCACGCCGGTCTTGGTGAAGATGTCCTTTGTGAAGGTCAGCTTCCGCGCCTCCAGGGAGCGGATGATGTGGCTGCCATTGTTCGCGGCGCAGGTCGTACAGCCGGAGATTTCGATTGCGTCTCCGGCCTTGAAAAGCTTGTCGAAGCCTGGGTATTTGTGCAGCGCCGCCGTGTGCAGCAGATAGGTGATCTGGTAGGTCCCGTCGCTCTGCTTTGCGCTGCTCTGTACCACCATGTACTCCTTGGAGCTGTCGCAGTCGTATTGAATGTAATCGCCCGCCTTGAGCTTGTCCGGGGTCCCTGCGGTCCCGCCGCTCATAGTCAGCGCTCCCGTGGCCTTGTTCACGCTGGCCCCGGTGTAGGCGGTGATGGATGTGTCGGCGGCCACGCTGCCCTTGGTCTCTGCGTTTTCCGCCGCCTGGTCGATGTAGCTCTGCTCCGGCACGGTCAGGGTGTTGGCCGTGAAGGTCACGTCGCCGGGGAAGCCGGGGTATTCCGCCGCCAGCATCCCAAACTTCTCCGCCTCCGTGTCGTAGTAGACCTTATCGGGGAAAATGACGATTTTGGTGTTGATGGTGGCAAACTGCTTTTCGCCCGCAGTCACATGGCCCACCACCTTGCCGTCATAGAGAAAGTCGGTCCCGTCCACCACGCACAGCTTCCCCCGTGCGTACAGCCCCGTGGGGCTGGTGTAGGTCCCGGCGGTCTTGCGCCCGTCCCGCTGACTGAGGCACGGGAAGCGGGCGGAGGAGAGGCCCCAACTCTCTGCCAGTTCGCCGTCTCCGGCTCCCTGGCCGTAGTTCAGCCCGGCAAAGGCGATGATTTGCTTGCGGTTCTTGCCGGTCGCCGCCGTCATGTATGGCAGGTTCATCTCGCCCCTCCTCCTAAAATAGCCCCGTCAGACCCCCGCCGCCGATGGGCAGGTGTCTGCGGTGATACTGTTTCCGCCATTCGTCCAGCGCCGCGTTGTACGCCAGGGCGGAGTTGTTGTAGTTGTCGGCCTCCCGGTTGTAGAAGTCCACCTTGCTCATAAGGTACAGGTCGTACAGCCCGTCGTAGGGGGCCTCCACCAGCAAGGGCTTGTCCCCGTCCTCCGGGAACGCCTTGGGAAAGTCCGGCAGGTCGGTCCAGCCGCACGCCGGACACAGGTTGCTGTCCATCACCCGGTCATAGGTGATCTCCGTCCCGCCGCAGGTGGGACAGACGGCGACGGGTCCCTTGGCCCCGCGCCCGCTCGTGAGCTGGTGCCGCAGGATGGTCTCCCGGTAGAGCTGTCCGTCCAGCTCCAGCAGCCACGCCGCCTTGGTCTCGTCGTCGATGGCGTCCGGCCTCGCCCGGTTCACCCGTTCGATAACTTCATTGATGCTCGGCATACCGCCGCCTCCTCTCATAGAATTTGCCGGGCAGCGGCACGCCGCCGCCCGGCTTTCTGGGTGCTTCTCTTACACCGCGCGGACCCACAGGCCGTTGTTCTTCACATACAGCCCGCCGTCGTTGCCCGGCACGCTCTCAACCGTGTAGCATCCATCGCTGTCTGTGCTGTCAGATACAACGATAGAAGATTTAAGATTAAAAGCGGGGCGCGGCGCGAAGTTGGCGTAGTACACGACGTAGTCGACGCGCACGGTGCCGTCGGAGCCGATGCCGTACGCGCGGTTGCCATTCGAGCCCGGGGAGCGCAGGCCCCAGCAGACGGCGGTCGCCGTCTCGTCCAGATAGGCGATGCGCTTTGCGTTGTCGGAGAAATAGCTGAACGCCTTGCCCTCCGTCTGCCAGCCGCTCACGCCCGCCTCCGTGCAGGAGATGGCAAAGCCCTTGCGGTAGATCGTGTGCAGCGTCGCCACCTGGTTGCCTTCCGCCACCACAATGGGGACGGGGACCAGGCACTCCCGGATTTTCTCGTCCAGTTGCAGCGGCCAGATGCCGTCACAGAAGTTGTCCAGGGTGCAGCCGAAGTAACGGTTTTTGTAGCCGTTGCTGTCGGAGGCGTTCCATGCGATCTCACTGAAAGCATCCTTGCGGATAAGGGTCACGCCCGTGCCGGTGCCGTAGTGGTCATTGTCCAGCTTGATGAACTTGGTGGGCTTGCTGTTTTCCGCCAGCTTCACCAGGCTGCCGTTTGCCAGATTGGAAAGTAACTGTCCCATATCGTTTTGTTCTCCTTTCGTCAGGTCCGGGCCAGGCAGCGGGGATGCCCGCCGCCCGCCTGGCCTCGTCTGCGCGGTCCAGAGCCATCAACAACCTGGACCGCATTTCTCTGCGGAGCTGCTTTGTGTCGCCGTGCTTGGCGTGTGCCTCCCAGGCGGTAAAGCTCTCCATGATTTTCTCCCGCGACACCTCGCCCGCTGCGTACTGCTTCTCCCACAGCCGGATGCGTCGTTTCATTCGCTTGATGGAGGAGTAGCGCAGCTTGCTGACCACCTGGCCCGTCCGGGTCAGATAGGTGTGGAAGCCGCAGAAGTCGATGCCGTTTTGCAAGGGGAAGATGTTGGTCTTGTCGTTCAGTTCCAAGCCCAGCTTGGCAAATTCAAGCCTTGCAAGGCGTAGAGCCTCAACCGCTGTCGCCTTATCCGGGCAAATCACATACCAGTCGTCCATATACATCCCTGCCAGCGGCAGGTGTAGCTTCTCACCCACATAGTGCATGAAGGAGCTGACGTAGAACACCGCGTAGATGTGGCTCGTCTGGTGTCCCAGGGCCAGGCCCTCGTCCACGGCGTCGATGTATCGCCACATCAGCGCCCGGATGTCCGGGTCGGGAAACCGGGGTTCCAGCGCGGCCTTGAGCCGCCGGTGGTCGATGTTCTGGAAGAAGTGGCGGATGTCGCCCTTGATGACCCAGCCCTCGGCGTAGTCCCATTCCTCCATGGGCCGGTGGGGCAGACCGGCGGCCTTGCGTGCCGCCTCGTCCGCGCCCTTCCGCCGCAGGAAATAGGTCCTCATGTGCCGTTTCAGCATCTCCAGCCCGTAGTGGGTCCCCTTGCCGTACTGGGCCGCGTAGGTGTTCAGCGTGAAGCTCCGGGCCAGCTCGTCGTAGACGATGTAATCCGTGAGCGCGTGCTGCACCACCTTGTCCCGGAACGTCGGGGCCTGGATAAGCCGCTTCTTGGGTTCGTAGATATAGAACGCGTCCAGCGGGTCCGGCTGGTGCGTCCCTTGCAAAAGCGATTTTGAGAGTATCAGCAGCTCCTCGATTGCGCTGTACTCAAAGGGTGCCGTACTCTTTTTGCCCCTCTTGCACCGTCTGGCCCGGTGGTAGGCCGTCCATAGGGTGTCAAAGGAGCATAGTTCCTGATAGGTCATATCACACATCCTTGCTTGGTTTTCGGATGGTGGAGCGCAGGTCCGGCATCGCTGATAGCGGCCAGTATCTCCCTCCGCCGGAGGTGTCCGGGGCTTTCCCCGGTAGCGAGCCTGACAGCGTCGGTGCCATGTGTTTATCCCCCGTGTTCATGTCCACGGACGACGGGACATAGCCTCCTTTGATGATGGGCCTCTGCTTTCGCCGCAAGGGCTACTTGTACACGGTAATTCCATCAGAGCGGGGCGCGGCGCGAAGTTGGCGTTGTACACGTTGTTGTTGTTCACGGTGCCGTCGGTGTTGATGTTGTACGCGTTGTTGTCATTCGAGTTCGGGGAGCGCAGGCCCCAGTTGACGGCGCGAACAGGCTATACCCCAATGAAAGGCAGCTATCGCCGCCGAACATCCTCTCTCGCCTGGGCAGCGCGGCTCCGGTCCTTCTCGTACCAGGCGGCGCACATATAGCGCACCGTCATCACCGCCTTGCTCCAGGTCGCGGCCTTTTGGCCGCTCACGCCGGGGTATTGCTTGCTTTCTGCCATCCGCAGTATCTTCCGCTCCAGCTTCTTGCACGCGCAAAGGGCCTCCCGCTGCATCGCCAGCCGCTCCGCCGGTCTCTCCCGCAGGTCAATGAGGTTTGCGCCCTCAATGCACGAGCAGATGGCCTCTGCACCGTTCATCAGGGCCGTTCCGGTGGTGTAGCGGTATTTCTTGGGGATGACCTTCTCATTGGCGCAGGCGTCTGCCGTGTAAAGCCACATATCAGCCGCCTTGTTGCCCAGCTTGAAGTCATCGGTCTGTCTGTCAGCCATCGGGGCACCCTCGCTTTCGTGCTGCATCCAGCAACTCGTCGCAGCCCTCTGCCTCCAGCACCAGGTCCGGTCCCAGCCGGATGGTCACGGTCTCGCCGGTGGGGGAGCGCCCGGTCAGCACCAGGCTGTCCTCCCGGCATATCCGGCAGGGCTGCTCCAGCTCCGCCAGGAGGTTGGAGATCAGACAGGAAGCCTCCGCCCAGTCCTTACACGCTGCCCGCCGCATCCATGGCCTCCACGGGAACTTTGTCAACCACGGCCTTGTCCGCGCTGGGAGCTTCGTCAACTACGGCCTTGTCCGCGCTGTTGGCCTCCAGGGTCATCTTGAGGGTGGTAAGCTGTTCGTTGAGGCGTGCAAGGGCGCTCTGGGCGCTTTCCTTCTCGCTCTGCTCGTGGGACAGCTTGGCCTCCAACTCCGCCACCTGGGCCGTCAGGGCGGCCACGTCGCTGTCCTCGCTGGTGCGGGTCAGTTTCAGCCCGTGGGAGACCACGCGGAAGGGGCCGGTGTAGGTCGCCGTGGTGCTGCCGTCCTCGGCCAGCACCTCAATGGGACCGGTACAAAACGCGGCCAGGGCCTCGTCGCTGATGCCGCCGGGCAGCTCCGCCACCACAGCCTGGCGGGGGACCCCGCCGATGTTCTCCGTCACCACCGTAAAGCCCTTGTCGCTGACGGTGTGATTGCCTGCTTTAATCATGTTCGTGTCCTCCTCTTATCCGATGTTGATGTAAACGTCGCCGTTGGCCCCCAGGCTGGAGGCGGGAGCGCCGTTGCCGAAGTAGATGTTGCGGAAGCCCTTGGTGCTGCCGCTGGTGGGTGACACGCCGGACACGCCGCCGGTGAACGCTCCGCCCGTCTTGGGCATTTTCTGGTCTGCATAGGCAAAAATGTCCTGGGCCTTGCCCTTGGGGTCATAGACCGCCTTGGTCATGTCGCCGGGGTTTACGGCGTCCGCGCCCTTGGGGATGCCGAAGTCGAAGATGGGGGCAGCGTCCGGGCTTCCGGCCCGCCGCTTCACCGTGGCCGCACTTCCGGCGGCCAGCGTGGTGGTCGTCCCCACCTGGATGTTAGGGGTAGAGCCGTCGGCACCGGTGGGTCCCTGTGCGCCGGTCGCGCCGGTCGCGCCCTTGGCCCCGGTCTCACCCTGGGGTCCCTGGATGCCCTGCTCTCCCTTCGGGCCTTGAGCGCCGGTCGCGCCCTGCGGGCCTCTTGCGCCCTGCACGCCCTGGGGTCCCTGCGGACCCACAACCTTGCCCAGATCAATGGTAGGCATAGATGGTTCCTCCTTCCGTCAGATGTTTAGGCATAGATGCCCTGCATCGTTGATGTAATAGTCCGGGGCCTCGTTGCCGGTGTAGGTACACAGCAAATGCCCCTCGTCGGTCACGCTGAAATTGACCATGCCAGCCGTCTGCACGGCCACGCCGTCGATGCCGCGCGGCCCTTGCGGCCCCTGCACGCCCTGGGGTCCTTCCGGTCCCGTGGGTCCAACCGGGCCAGCAGCGCCTTGAACGCCCTGGGGTCCCTGGATGCCTTGGATGCCCTGGACGCCGCGCTCGCCGGTCAGTCCGCGCTCGCCCTGGATGCCCTGCTTGCCGGTCTTGCCCTGGGGTCCCTCTGCACCCTGTTCTCCCTGGTCGCCCTTGGAGGCGATAAGCAGCCAGTGGGCACCCTCCACACCTCCGGCCACGTCCAGCTCCGGGGCCACGCCCTTGCACGCTGCCTTGCAGATGTAGGAGCTGCCCAGCCTGCTCACCTTCTGGAGGGGCAGATAGGTCTTTGCGCTGTCATAGGTTTCCCACACCTTCACGGCCTCCTCGGCCTGCTCCAGCGCCTCGATGGCGTTTCCCACCAGGGTGCTCACCTGGGGTACAATGCCGTTGATCTGGGTCTGGAGCTGCTGCGCCTGGGTGGGCGTCGGCTCTTTCGGCGTGGTGTAGGCGTCGTTCGGCTTCACCAGCAGATGGTCCGTCACCGTGATGGCAACGGCGGTGGGGTCGCTCTCCCGGAAGCCCTCAATGGTAAAGCTGCACCAGCCCTCCAGGGCCAGCGGCTCCGCCGGAATGGCCGTGTCGAAGGTCAGCGGGTCCTTCTTTGCCACCAGGTCCTCCACGCTGTTGTACAGCAGCACCGCCACGGGGCTTTCGCCCAGGGCGTTGCGCCAGATGATGCGCTTGGAGAATGCCTCCCAGTCATCGCTCATAACGATGTGCAGGCCGGTCACATTGGCCTCGCTCTGCACGCCCGCGTTCTTGCTGTCCTTGCGGACAAATTCGCCGGTCACGGTCACATTGATGGTCCTGTCCATAGGGGGTCTACCTCCTTTCTGTATGATAAAAGGCGCGGCGGGGCGGAAGGGTCGGTCCCTCCATACCTCGCCGCGCCGTGTCGCAGCCGCTTTTAGGGTCTCGCGGTGTGCCTGTTCAGTTAGATGTTGCGGGCCTTGGCCTCGGCAGCGTAGGCGCTGCTCTCGCGCTCAATGAGGTTTGCGGTGGCGTTGTCCTGGGCCATGCTCTGCTCCAGGACCTCCGCCACATAGGCGGGCACCTGCACGGTCTCGCCGCGCTTGATCTGGAAGCTGCGGCCATTGACGGCCACAAAAACGTCATCCTTGTACTTGTCGTTGTCCTTGAACAGACGGATGGGCACAAGGTCGTTCGGCTTGGGCGCGGCGGGGGCGGTCTCTTTTGCCGCCTCCAGGGTCTCCTTGGCTTTGGCCTGGGCCTCTGCCACAATGGCAGCAGCTTCCGCCTTGGCCTTGGCGATGATGTCCTCCGCCTCGGCGGCGGTGGTAGCCTGCGTGGTGGCCTGCTGCTCATTGGCAGCAGCTTCTTTCTTGGCAGCCATAGTGTAAATACCTCCTGTTGGTCAGAATGTGGGGCCGCCCGCCGTAAAGCAGGCGGCCCCGGTGATTAGCTGTTGAAGGTGGAGCAGGTCTCGATACGGACCATGTACGCCTCCACCAGGCGCTCGGCCACCTTGGTGGCTTTCCAGCCTGCGGTGGCGCGCTGGTCCAGGGGGTCGGCAGTACCGGCAGAGCCGAGCTGCTTCACGATGTGCTGGAGACCGCCGCCGGTGATCTCGGTCACGCCGTAGGCGTCCGCACCCAGAATGAGGGTGGAGTACACGTCACGGGCGGATGCCTTGGGGGTGACGGTGCCGCTGGAGGCGGTGCCGGTCTCGTAGTCCTTGCCCGCGTGGGTAAAGACCTTGGCCTCGCTGGTCTCCACGAAGCGGACGCCCTCGATGCGTCCGATCTCGCCCTCGTAGATGCCGTCGGGGTCGGAGTAGGTCTTGACGTTCACCCACTTGGGGTCACTCATAAGGTCGTAGGAGCAATCCGGGTGGATGATGCCCGCGTAGTAGCCGTTGATCTTGGGCGCGTTCATCACCTTGAGGTAACGGACAGCGCGGCGCACGGCGTCCACGGTCAGGTAGTGGTTCTCGCTGTCGGTCTTGCTGCCGCCGCACAGGTTGGCGCGGCTGTCCACCTGGCCCTCGGCGTACTGCACGTTGGTGCCGCCGTTCAGCACCTCGCGGGTGATGGTGTCCAGGGTGCGGCCCGCCTGGCTGCCCAGCAGCTTGGTGGCCTGCACCAGGTTGTTGTCGATGGCGGAAAGAAGCAGCATATCGGACAGCTCGATGAAGCCGCCGTACTGCGCCACAGTCGCGGTGATGACGCCCATGTTGAGCTTCTGACCTTCGGGGGTCACACCTTCGGTCAGGGCCGTGGTGGCCTTGGGCAGGGGGTCATACTTGCGGAATTCGATGGTCTTACCGCCATTCTTGGGGATGGGATGCTTCTGTCCGAACTGGTCATGTACCAGCAGCGGCTCCGCCATATCAATGAGATAGTCGGAGTAGAAGGTTTTCATCTCGCCGGAAAGGTCGTTCCCGGTGGTTGCGCTGGTCGTCTTGTTGATGACTGCATCAAACAGGTTCAGCACGACGGGCAGCAGAATGAATTTGCGGATGGTGTTCATGTTAAAATCTCCCTTCTGGGGAGAGGCTTAAAACTCGATGTGCTCTCCCCGTGCAGCTCTGCGGATGATCTCCGCGCGGTCCCTCTTGGACAGCTTGGAAACGTCATCCTTCACGATAAATGCACCCTGGGAGGTCGTGCCGTTTTCCTGGGGCCTTGCGCCCTTGGCGCGGATGCCATCCACCACCTGCTTCTCCGTGGCCTTGGCCTGCATAGCGGCCACGCCCGCCTTGATTTGGTCCATGTGGACCACTTCATAAGCGTGCTGGACGGGAACGCCCGCCCGGAGCATGGAGAGGAACTGTGGGTTCTTAACCTCCGCGTTGAGGTCGAAGCTGGGGTACAGCCCCTTGACCTGTTCGGCCTCGCCGTACCACTGCTGGAGCTGCTGCTGCGCCCGCTGGTCGTTTTGCCGCTGGCGCTGCTGGCGCAAAAGCGCCTCGTTCTCCCGCTGGAGCTTCTGGAACTGCTTGTACTGCTCAACGGACATCCCCGCCTCCTCGGCGGCCTCGGACCAGTATGCGTCATCGTTTTCGATGGCCTGGGACAGCTTGCCCATGTCGCCGTCGCCGATCTGGTAGCGCTGCATCAGCATATCAATGACAGGCTGATACTGGCCCACCTGCTGCTCCAGGTTTCTGGTCTCCCGGAAGCGCCGGTCGATGATGCGCTGGGTCTCCTCGGTGTAGATGTCCTTGTACTCACCGTTCACAAGGTCCTGGAAAGCCCTGCGTTTGGCCTCCAGAGTATTGGACGTGGTGCTCGCGTCCGGTTTGTTGTCGCTCCCGGCGTCGGAGGACCGCTGCTGTCCCTCCGGGTCTCCGCCCTCGCCAGCCTCCGCCGGTTTGGACTGCTTCCCGAAGATGACATTCTGGTATTCGCCCGATTTTCCCCGCCGGGTGGATGCGGGGGATGCCTGGGTCTCGCCCTGTGTGCCGGGTGCTCCGTCGCCAGAGGCCGCCGCCCCTGCGCCTGCTCCGCCTGCGGAACCGCCGCCGTCGAACAGGTTCAGCCGGATGTCCAGCAAATGCTTGAAGTTCATAGGATTGCCTCCTTTTTCGTCGCGGGTGTATCGCCCCCGTGCATCGGTCCCTGACTTCACCAGGGCAGCGGCCCGGTCCCCACCGTGACCGCCGCCCCGCATGGTGTGAAGCAGGAGGACAGTATAAGCGTATCAAATGCTTTTCCGCTTTTCGCCCCGAACTCGGAAAAAATTTTTATTTTTCTTCCCGGCACTCCACCTGGACCTGCTCCGGGTGGGCCTGGGCCACCTGGGCAAGGCCGATGACGGCCATCTCAAAGGCCGCCGCCGTGCCGTCGTCCCCGTCGAAGTCGAGCTGCACATCGCCGCTCTCCATCCGCCAGGTGTAGACCTCCACATAGCGTTCCCGCATGGCGTTGGTCACATATCCGGCCAGGGCGTAAAGGATGCCGGACACCGCCGCGCACGCCTCCACGCTGCCGGTGGCGTGGCCCTGGGCAGAGAGGATGCAGCGCTGGCCGTCCCGTTCGGCATAAACCTGGGTCATAACACGTCGCCTCCCGTCATTCGTTGCCCATGCTGGGGGTGCTGCGCTTCGCCAGCCGCTCCCCGTAGCCGGTCATGGGATGCTGGGCCTCCATGATGCCGCTTGCAAGGCTGTCCTTCTCGCTGGAGGGCGCGGGGCCTGCCGCCTGGCCTCGCTGGCCGCCGCCGGTAGGCTGCGCCGCTCCGATGCCCATGTCCTTACCCGTGAGGGTCTGGATGATAAGGGCCATCTGGTCGAGCTGCTGGGACATCTGCTGGCAGATATTGAGAAGGGTCTGGCCGTTCTGCACCTGCTCCTTCACCTTGTCGATGCCTTCAAACTCCATCATTTCCAGAGCGCCCAGCGCCTCCTGCGCCCGCTCCGGGTTGAAGAAGCCCAGGCCGTACAGCTCCTTGGCCCGCTCGTTCTGCTCCATGCGGGAGAAGGGGTTTTTCTTCTGGGCCTTGATTTTCAGGTCGAAGATGGGCTTGCGGTAGAGGGGGAGGCCGTCGGAGGTCTGGCCCACTTCCTGCTCCTTGATGCCCGCGTTGTTCATGTCGATGAACTGGTAGCTGCCAGGCGTCTGGCCCGTGATGCGGAACGAGCGGGTCTCGTCGTAGAACTGCCGGATAAGCTCAATGCACATCGAATTGATTTTGACGTGGGTGCGGTAGCTGGCGGAGAGCATGTCCCGGCTGGCCTTGTTGCCCGCCTCCTGGAGGGCGGCGATGGCAGCGGCGGCGGTGACGCCGGACCCGGCGCTGCCGCTGTTCACGTCGCGGTTGGCCGCCGTGTCCTTCATCTCCTCGATTTTCATTTGCGCCACGGTCACATAGATGTCGTCCAGCGGGTTGGTGACAATCTCCTTGATGCGCCTGTCGTCAAGCTCACCCTGGACGTGGACCAGGGGCTTGCTCCAGTCCAGGAACTCCTCCTCGTTGATGCCCGTGCTGTCGCTGACGAAGAAACGCTTCTTGGTGGTCATCATGCTGTTTTCCAGGATGTTGGAGGACAGCTTGTCGATGTAGAGCTGCGGGTCCTTGCAGATGGCGACATAGCCGAAGCCCACCGGCGTGCCTTTTTCCGGGAACATCACATCCAGCACGACGGGGTAGAGGCCGTGGTCGTACCAGCCCGTGTCCCGGTAGTTGGGGTCGTTCTCGCTGGCGAACAGCAGGGTCTCTCCCACGAACTTGGCGTAGTGCAGCAGCGTCTTGCCGCTGGCAGAGGTCGTCTTGTAGTACCAGTCCACCACCACGCTTTTGTTGCTGGTGTCGATGGTGTCATCGTAGATATACTGCTTCACGTCCACGGCCCCGCCGCTCAAATGGCCCTTGTGCTCCGGGTACTGCTGCTCCAGCAGGTCCTCGTCCACCAGGTCCACGATGAACAGGTTGCGGGACTTCTGGATGTCGGTCACGCCCGGCTCCCAAAACAGCTTTAGCAGGTCGATCTCCCGGATGTCCACGTCACCCAGGCCGTTCTCCTTGGCGCTGTTCCAGAACACGCCATAGGCTGCCGTGCCGTGTTTCAGCTTCTCCCACCAGTTGTCAGAGTAGGTCTGCTCGTAGTCGTTGTACTCCAGGATGACCGGCAACACGGAGGACAGCACCTTGGCGCTCTCCTCGTCGCTGCGCTCGCGGGGGAGGACCACCGGCTCCGGGTAGTTGTCCATGGCGTCCGCGTGCTTATTGAGAATAGCGTTGAACAGCCAGGCAGAGGACGGCTCCGGCCCTCTGTACTCCGGGTTGTCCGTGCGCTGCTTGCCCTTGCGGATGGCCTCCCAATGGCGCAGCTCCCACCATAGCTCATCCTGGACCACGCGCTCCTCCAGGCTGGCCTTGCCTTTCTTGTAGTCGCTCAAGATGCTGATTGCCTCCGCGATCTCCGCTCTGCCGATGCGCCGCTGCCCGGCGGGGGCCGTCAGCAGCATGGCCTCCATCTCCGGGTCCACGCTCTCGTCCTTCTGCACGCCGGGGACGCCCCAGCCCATCGGGGGCTTGCCCAGGGTCGCGTCCTGCTCGTTCTTCCGTCCGAAAAGTGCCATAAATCAATACCTCCTGTAAAAATCGTAACGGTCATACTGCTGGTCCTGTCCCAGGTCCAGCGGGTCATATACCACCAGGGCGGGGGGCTTGTTCCGCCTGGGTGCTATCGGGTTCTTCATGCAGACGTAGCGCAGCTCGTCGTAGATGTGGTCCTCGCCCTCGGTGTTGATGTCCTCCACGTTCTTCTCGTCGTAGACCAGGTTGGGAACCGTGCGGATGAAGTGCTTGCAGGTGTTGAACACATACAGCATGGGGATGCCCTCCTCGTCAAAGGCGAGGCGGTGATGCACCTGCATCTTGCCGTCGATGCGGGCGTGGTCGCCGCGCTCGAAGTACACCCGCTGCCGCTCCATCAGAGCGCCGATGCTCTCCGTGCCGTCGCTGCCCCAGATGGCCGGGTCTCCCACGCGGTTGATGCGCCGGTCCTTGAGGTTGGGGTCCTCGGCCTCAATGCGCCGTATCTCCCGCGCCACCTCGGACGGTTCCATCTTCACGCCGGTGTTGGGGGTGCCGGTGCAGCCGTAATACTCCCGGATGCGGTAGAGCCGCCGGTCCCGGTCCACGGCGTACCAGCCCACGGAGAAGGGCCTGGAGTAGCCCCAGTCCAGGCCGCACCAGATGGCCCAGTCCTGCGGGACCTTGAAGGGGGAGATGACGTGGGTGTTGATGCGGTCCGTGTAGTGGTCGCTGTCGTTGCGCCACTCCGTGAATACCTGGCCCGCGAAGGTGTCCCAATCGCCGTACAGCAGCGCCTTGCGCTCCTGCTCCGGCATGGAGGCCAGGCTGGTGAGGTAGTCCGGGTTGTTGGCAAGCAGTATCTTGTTGTCGAACACGGAGGACGGCACGAAGATGCGGGACTTCCAGCGCGTCTCCTCGTGGCCGTCAGGGAAGCGGACCTTGAACTGCTCCCAGATCGTTTGCATGGGCTGGGCCGCCGTGATGAAGCGCTCCTTCACCCAGCCGTGGCCCACGCCGCCGGGGTTGGCCTGCGCCCGGATGTAGCAGCGGGTCCCCGGCCCGTTGGGGCGGTTTCGGGAGAACAGGTAGCTGTACTCCTCCCAGAGAAATTGCGTCAGCTCGTCAAAGTCGATGAAGTCATAGCGCTTGCCCTGGTAGTTGGTCCGGTCCTTGGTGTACTGCATAGAGCCGAAGAAAATCTTGGCCCCGGAGGGGAAGGTCCAGACGTGCTTGCTCTCGTTAAACCTGGCCTTTTTGTAGGCCCGTCTGTAAATCTCCGTGCTGCGGTCCATCAGCTCCGTGAGCTGCGGGAAGGTCTTGCGGAGGATAAGCCCACGGTAATGCGGTATCTCCACCTGGCGCAGGGCCTCGGCCAGGGCGCAGTCCGATTTACCGCCGCCCGCTGCACCGCCGTACAGTGCCTCGTCCTCAAAGCGGGCCATAAGGGCCGCCTGGCGCGGTTGCGGTGTCCAGATGACGTTACCCATCGTTTGCGCCTCCCTCCGTCGGTGGGCCTGGGTTGTCCATCACGGGGGAGAGGAGCACCACGCCGCTGCCCTCGTCCTCGTCGCCGTCCTGGGCCTCCGGCTTGTACTTCCACGTCTCCGGCTTCCGGTTGGTCAGCCAGAACATTTGCGCCGCTGTATTGGCAGCTACATGGACTTCATCGCGGGCCTCCACAAGGGTCTCGACCTCGCGGATGCGCTTGCCCGTTTCCGGGTCATATTCTACGGTCTTGAGCTTGTAGTGCTTCACGATCTGGGCATTGTAGCCCAGGCAGCTCTTGAACAGGGCGTTTTCCACCTGCTCGTCCGGCACTTCACACGCCTGCGCGAAAGCAGCCGAAAGTGCCGCGTAGCGCTCGTCCCCCTCCTGGCCCTCGTCCAGGTATTTGCGGAAGGTAGAGTAGGCGATATGGAGGTTGGCAGCAATCTCCTTTGCCGTGGCCCCGTCTTTGGCCCATTTGATGATCTTGTCCAGGTTGGGGAGGACATGGGTCTCGTATTTACTTTTTGCCATTCGCTCCCGCCTGCCTTTCTGAAAAATTGGCTTCTCTTTCATCGTAGCAAAGGCAGCTTCTTTTTTCGCCCCGAAGGGAGGATGTTTTTTCATTCTGGTGTTCACGCGTGCGTGGAGGACCCTCTCACCCTCACCATCCCCCCATACCCCCCTTCCTCTCCCTCTCTCCCTGGAGCGGGGGAGACCATTTTCGTGGCCTCACGAAAAAGATAAGAGACCCCAGGCCATAGGCCCAGGGTCTCTCTGATATGCTTATGCTTTGCTTTTGCTGTGCTTTTCTATCGTGTAGGTGGCCCCATAGCGCCGCCGCCCACAATGGGAGCAGGTCACTTTGTGATCTACGCCGCCGCCCACGCGTTTGAGGTCGTAGCCCTCCTGGAGCATCGCGGCGCACCTGCCGCAAAGGTCCTTCGGTTCGGTCATCAGTCGCTCACCCCCTTGAAGCTCTCCCGGACGTGGCCTCCGTTCAGCTCAAATTCCACGGTCATGCCTTGCCCTCCCATGCCGGGCATGTGGTGTCCGGCTCCGTGAAGTCCGCGCAACGTGGGCTGTCTCCGTTGAAGCATACGCCCTGGAAGTCCTCGTACCAGGCGCAGCTCCCGCAATTCTGCTTCATGCCGTTTCCTCCCGTTCCATCGTCATGCGGGCCAGCAGGCTCTCATACATCCGCTTGTAGGTGTCCCGCTCCGTCTGGGCGATTACCAGGGCCATGGAGGCCGTGCCGTCCTCGGTGTCCCCGTGTACCGGCTCCGGCTCCGGCTCCTCCTCGTCCTCCTGGGGGCTTGCAAGGCCGTACTGGGCCAGCCCCAGGCCGGAGAGGAGGCCGAGGTCCACCTGCTCCATCTCCCGCTTGGTGCAGCGTCCCACATAGCGTCCCACGCGGCTCTTGTCCACGGTGTACACGTTCTCGCACAGGGCCGTGCTGATCTGTTCGGTGGAGCGGATGGTGATGTGCTCCGGCAGCTCCTTCTTGGGGGAGGCGGAGCAGTAGACCACCTGGACCACGGGGCTGTTGTCGTTCAGAGCGTCGCAGCTCACGATGATGGCGGGCCGGTCCTTCATCAGCTCGTGGCCGATGGCGTTCGGTATATCTACCCAGTAAATCTCCCCGCGCCGCATAGCGTTGGCAGGGAATGTGCCTTTCTTTGCCATAATCAAACCTCCGTGATAGTCAGATTGAAGCGTTCCCGCAGGAGCTTCTTTTTCATCTCGTACTGGGCCGTCTTGGTGGCCCGGCTCTTGACATCCTCCACCACCGGCAGCCAGATCACGGTGCCGTACTTGTCCGGCGCGGTGGGGCGCTCGTAGGCGAAGTCGGCCACATAGTGGATGGCCCGGACCCGCTCGCCGGTCTCCGTGATGTAGCTTTCCTGGAGGGTGTACTGCTGCTGGAGGCGCAGGTTGCGTATCTGCCCGGCCTTGAGCATCAGCATCAGCTCGTCGTAGCGGCGGGCCTCTTTCTTGCTGTCGAAGCGGAGGTTGCCCCGGCTGTCCGGCTGGTTGTGGTACTTGGGGGCCTTGGTCTTGCCCACGATGCCCAGCTTCTCCATGACCTGGCGCTGGGCCTCCGGCCCCATGCGTTGCAGGTCTGCGGCGGTCAGTCCCATCTCTCGCGCCTCCTTCCGTTTGGTGCAGCGGCGGGCCGGGCCGAAGCCCTGCCCCCGCAGAAACATCATGGGGTGCAGCAGCTTCCCGGACAGGCCGCAGAAAACTGTGTTGTCCACGACGCGCACATACTCGCACTCGTCGCAGTATTCGATCTGGCCCTCCCGCTCCAGGGCCATCTCCAGCGGGGTCTTATCCAGCATTTGCCTGCGCCTCCTCCGCTATCAGCTTGCGCTTGCGCCGGGCGTAGGCGCTGTCGGCGGCGGCCTGTCCGGGGTGTGCCAGGCGGCGCAGCCGGGCCTTTTCCCGCAGCTCCTCCCGGTGGGCCTGCTGGTATGCCCGGTTCCGCGCCCGCTCCTTCTCCGGGTCCCGGTTCCGGTCTTTCAGCTTCCGGCGCTCCTCGGCCTTGCCGTCAAACCAGCCGATGTGCTTATAGCTGGCAGCAAAGCAGCCCTCGGAGCAGAAGTACGTCGTGGCCTGCCGCTTGCCGTCCCGCTCCACCTGGCGCACCCAGGGGGTGTCCGCCGTGGTCACGATTTGCTTTCCGCAGGTGCCGCAGGTGCGAAACAGGGTCAGCCGGTTGGCTGTCTGTCGGCGCACGCTCATAAGTCGGACCTCCGCTCCATCACGCCCAGGATGTACTTGCCGTCCTCGCCGCGCCGGGCGTGTATCTCGTACTTCTCCCGCATCTCCTTGACGGAGAAGAACGGGACGGCCAGCCGCCAGCCCAGGGCCGTCTCCGGGGCGTCCGGGTCCATGGCCCGCTCCCCGTGCTCCAGCACCACAGCGGTGAGCACAGCGTCCACAAGGGCCTGGGTCTCCTGGTTTCCGACATCCGCCTGGGCCAGGGCCTCCCGCAGCTTCTCGTTCTCCTTGGCCGTGTCGGCCACCTTCTTGCGCCAGCGCCCCAGCTCATGCTCCAGGCGCTTGATCTTATCGACGTTTCTTTCCATGTCGCTCCGTCCTCTCGTAGTATTTCAGCAGGTTGGCGGCCACCGTGCAGCTTTTCCAGTCCTGGAGGTTGGCGCAGTAGCGGTCCGCGTACTCGGCCAGGGCCTCCCGGTCCGGGAAGCTCATGCAGCCGCCCTCGCAGCGGACGCACAGCCGCTCGTCCCAGCGAAAGAACGGGCACGCCCAGGTCTTGTGTGAGTAGCCAGCCATTTGTCCGCCCCCTTGCTCATTCCGTGATCTGTCGCTGTCCTGCCGTGCTGCCCGGCAGGCCGATGGGGTTCTTCCGCAGCATCGTCTCGTAGGTTTGCTCGAAGCGCTCCATCTCGAAGTATTTCTTGTCCGGCGGCATGAACGCGTCGATGCCGCCCATGGCCTCGATGACCTTCTGGGTCCTGGTGGGCATCCCCTCCAGCGCCTGCTCTTTCGTCCGGCCAGCCAGCCGGGCCAGTTGCAGTTCGCTGCGGGCCATCAGGTAGGCGTTGCTGATTTCCGACCTGACCTCGTGCAGAACGGCCTCCGCCGCCTCCCGCATCTCCGCGATGGTCGGAGGGAATTTGCAGGTCTGGCACACCCGGATGACTGCCTGCTGGGCCGCCCAGAAGTCGATGTCCCGCAGGCAGGTGGTCCAGAGCGTGATGGTCGGGGCCAGCTTTGCCTTTAGGCTGTCCTTGTCCGGGGCCTTGAACATCTCCGCGTTGGGATAGGCCATCATCAGCACCGCGAAGATTTCCGTCACTTCCGCCCTGGTCATAGGCCGCTGAACTCGTCGTGCAGGTCTCGCAGGGCGTCCATCTTCTCGCCCGTGCTGGCCTGCTGGGGTCTGCCGCTGCGGCTGGGCTGGTAGGACCTGTCGTCCTTGAGGGCAAACACGCCTGCCCAGCAGTGGTCCTCACTCTGGTGCAGAATGGCGATCTGGGCATCCCGGTCTCCGGGGGCCAGCTTCTCCAGTTCCGTGACCAGGCGCTTCTTGGCCTGGTCCGTCATCGGCTTTTTGATCTTGTTCCGCATCGCCTCGAAGCCTTGCAGAGCGGAAAGCAGGTCGGCGTCGCCGGAGGCGAAGTCCGCAAAGATAGTTTCCTTTGCTTTCTTTTCCTCTGCTTTGCTTTGCTTTTCTTTACTCTGCTTTGCTTTTCTTTTATTTGCATCGGTTTGCTCTGCATTTGCATTACTTGTGGATGCTCCGCTGCCGTCGTCGGCCTTGCAAGGCTGATTTTTCCAGCGTTTTTGCGCCGCCTCCCGCCGGAGGTTGGAGATGTCGTCCACCTTCCCCATGCGTCGGAGAAGGGAAGCGGAGTAAAGATACTCGCCGTCGTTCACCAAAAGCGTGCTGCCGTTTTCTGCAAACTCTGTGCAGCAGTCTGTGATGATCTGCTCCAGGTGGGATGCTTCCACCTGCATTTGCATAGCAAGCGTATTCCAAATGTACTTGTTCACGGACAGCCGGTACTCCGGCTGCTCCCGGAGTATCTCCACCAGCATGAAGTACACCCCGTACCCCTCCGCCCCGTAGACGGAGCGGAGGGCCAGGATTTTGGGGTCGTTGCGGGCGTTGCAGTCGTGGGAGAAGAAATAGGCGTCTTTCTCGTTGGTCTTGGGCATACGGATGCCTCCTTACGCAAGCGCCTGCTGCCCCGTTGCATCCTCGAAGATGCCGTCGGGCAGCTCCGGCGCGGTATTGCTGCTGGGTTCAATGACCTCCCCGGTCTCCGGGTTGGCCTCTGGAAGGGCCTCTGGCGCGTTTTCGGGTGCGTCCAGGTAATTCTTGCTCCCGTCGGTGCCGATGGCCGCCTCGTCGCTTGCAAGGGCTTTCTGGAGGTCAATGGACATGATGCCCCACTTGCTGATAAGCTGGCGCAGCATCGTCTTGCAGGCCATCCCGTCGAAATCCTTGTACCAGAAGGAGGAATACTTCCACTCGTCGCCCTTGGGGTAGTTGCCCGCCACGAAGTCGGCGTAGGACACGCGGCTGTACCGAGGGTCCTGGGCCTCGCGGGCCTCCAGGTGGAACGCCTGGGAGTAGCGGTCCGCGTGGGCCAGCATCTTGTCCTTGCTCCAGTACAGCACCTTGCGGAAGCCGTTGTTCAGCTCGAAGTAGGCGTAGTAGCCCACCACGGGGCGGCTCTCCCGGTCTCCGTCGTCCTCCAGGAACTCCAGGATGGGGCGGCGGGTGAAGCGGTCCCGGCCTCTGTACTCGCCCTCCACCACGGGGAACGCGTCGATGTCCAGGTATTGGCCGCTGCGCTCTGCAAGCTGGATGTAGCCCTTGTAGCCGAGCTGGAACTGGGCCACGGTGCCGCGCTTCTTGTCCTTGTAGGGGACCATGTAATACTGGCCGAGCTGCGGGGAGGGGGACAGGTTCAGGCTCTCACCCAGCAGGGCGGCGGTCAGCACCGTCCCGGCGTCGCACTCCTGGAGGGACGGGTTTACGGCCACGGCGGAGCTGATGGCAGCCACGAAGCGCCGGGCGCGGTCCGGGTCTCCCAGGGTGTCGTTCACGAGCTTCTGGTACATCGGCGTCTGGATAGCCACGCTGAACTTGGGCTTGCCGCCGCTGCGGCTCTGCAAAGAATTGTTCACGGCCATGATTAAATCCTCCTATACGAAATGTTCCGTTCTTTCAGCCAGCGGGAAAGCTCCGCCGCCTGGTCCTTTGTCACCTGGCACTCAAAGCGCAGCAGGTAGATGGTCTCCTCCACGGTCTCACCGCCGCCGGGTTCCCAGGTCCCGGCCTGGGCCGCATTGGCAGCGGGGTCCTGGGTCTGCTCTGCGCCTCGCGTCGCCTCTGCCTCGCGCTGCTCCTCTGCCAGGTTGGCGGCCTGGGCGGCCCGCTGGGCCTCGTATTCCCGCAGGCGCTTGGCCCGCTCCTGGAGGCGGGAGCGCTCCATCAGGGCCTCGTTCAGGTCCAGGTGCTCCAGGTACTTGATCTTGACGGCCTCGGCAAACTCGCTCTCCACGGTAGCCAGGACCTCCAGATCGGACGCGGCCTTGTCCTCCGCCGCGACGATGGCCTCCCGGACCTTCTTCATGGTCACGCTGGTGTTGTACCAGGTGTCCTGCCACAGCTTCTCAAAGGGGAGCAGCGCCCGCAGCTCGCCCACGGTCTCCTCGTAAATTTCCAGGATAGCGGCCCGCTTGTCCGCCCGGCGCTTCTCCTCGTACTCCTTGAGCTGCGCGTCGATGGCGGCGATGGGCTGGTCAATAAGGCCCACCAGCTCCTTCACCTTGGCCTCGAAGTCGGTGTACGGGGCCATGCACTCGCGCTTGACCTCCTTGCGCTTGTTCTCCAGGGCCTCCCGCAGCTTGTTCAGCTTGGCGCGGTCCTCCTTGGCACCCTTGATGCCGTCCTCTGTTACCACCAGGCCGGTGTACAGCGCCAGGCTCTCCGCAAGCTGGCCTTTCAGCTCCTCAAAGTTGAAGTCTATCGTCTTGGGCAAAGTCTCCAGGCTGTTGCCCATCACAAATTCCATGCTCATGTTGTCCTCCTGTTCAGATAGGCGGGAGCTTGAGGTTTGGTTTCTGTCGCTGCTCCACGCAGCGCCAGAAGGGGACCGCCTCCCGCCGGATGATGGCGATGTCGTCCTCGGCATCCGCCCGTTCGATTTTGTAGTGCCGGGTCTCTTTCCGGTCCTCGCCCTCCGCCGTGGTATATTTGATCTGGGCCAGCAGTTCCACGAACTCCCACCCGGCGGCAAGCATCTGCTGGCACACCTGGGCGTAATACTCCGTGGGGATGCGCCCCTTCCAATGGGTCCAGCCGGTGGAGGAGAGGATTTCCGTGGTTTTGATCTCCAGGCCGCCCAGCCGCCCGGTGGCGATTTCCTCCAGCTCCCCGTCCGGGGTGCAGGTGATGAAGGGCAGGTCCTGGTGTTTGATGATCTTGTAGGGGGTGAAGCTCACCCGGTATTCCGGGTGGTCCAGGGCGAAGAAGGAGCGCAGCAGCGGCTCCGCGTCGTTGCCGTAGCGCACATAGGGCTTGTCCCCAATGTCCTCCGGGATGACCAGCCCGCACTTCTCCTCCCAGAGCTGTACGTTGGTTTTCCAGGGAGAGAGGCCCAGGAGGGCGGCGGCGTCAGACGCCCCCAGCCCATCCTTGCGGGCCTCCAGCCATTCCGCCCGGTCCTTGCAGATAATGACCTGCGGCGTCACGGCTGGTCGGCCTCCGCCTCAATGCGCTGTTCCATACGAAGCAGTTTTAAGATTTCTTCCTCTGTGGGGTCTCCGAAGATAAGCTCCATCTGATTGAGCATGATGCCCACGTCGGCCATTTCTTCCCGGATGTCTGCCACGATCTGCCCGTGGTCCCCCTGTTCGGCCACATAGTAGCGCAGGTACTTGGAGAGGGCCTTGGTCAACTCGCTCATTTCCTCAATGGCGACGACAATTTGTGCCTCCTCGCCCCAGGTCTTGATTGCGCTCTCCAGGATTTTGCCCTCCCGTTCCTGGGTCATCTCTCTGTTCTCGTTCATGCTGTTTTGTCCTCCTTTTTCTTACTGCGGCTTATTGCCGCGTATTCTGCCAGCAGCCGCTTGAGGGCTGCGTCATGCCAGCTTTGCCAGGACGAATACCCGCACACCTGGAGCAGGTCGTCCGGCAGGCTTGCCGCGAACTCGCGGCTGATGCGGTAACACTTGCGGAAGCGCCCGGTGGGTGCGGTGGGCGGTGCGGTCTCCGTCTCGCTGGCCTCGCTGCGGCTCTCTGCTGTCGGCAGCGCCCCCAGCAGGTCCAGGTCCTCCGCGTCGTAGAGTTCCGTCCTGGACGCTCCCAGGACATCCTCCAGGGTCTTGAGCTGGTCCGGCGTCGGCAGGCATACGCCCTTCTCATACCGGCTCACCATGCCCACGTCAGCCCTGGGTTCCGTTTCTTTCAGTCTGGCGGACACCTGCGGCTGGGTCAGACCCAGCGCCATCCGCCGCTCTTGCAGTCGGTTCATGCTCTGCCTCCTCTATCAGTCTGATTTGTTGGAAGAAGGGGAAGAACTGGGGCGGGCACACCGCGTTTCCGAGGCATCTAACTCTGTCCATCCAGTTGGGAAGCCCATCAACCATTCGGTCCATTCCGGGTTCAGATTTCCAGTACCCCCCCCCGCCAGGTAAGCCACTTTCTGGCATAGAAGCAATGACCTGGTGGATGTCGCGTCCTTCCGCAGGTGCCGGGCCAGCCCCGCCGCGTCCATCGCCGTCGGCGTGGGCCACGATTGCAAATCGGTATCTTTGGTGCGGAGCGCCGACGCCGCGAGCTGGAACCATAAACGCCCGTGCGGTGTAGCCTTTACTTTCCAGGTCAGAAAGCACATCGTCGAGTGCCAGATTGAGGATGTTAGCAACATTCTCTCCAATGACCCAAGCAGGCCGCAGCTCGTCGATAACTCTAAGCATCTCCGGCCAGAGGTAGCGGTCATCGCTCTTGCCTCTGCGCTGTCCGGCTTTGGAGAAGGGTTGGCACGGGAAGCCGCCGGAAATAATGTCAACTGTTCGTAGTCCGGTCCGTTCACAGAAACTCTCCTTTGTCAAAGTCCGAATGTCCCGCCAGTGTGGAACGTCCGGCCAATGTTTCTCCAGGACCCTGGTGGGGTAGTCGGCCCACTCGCATTGTCCCACGGTGTGGAAGCCTGCCCACTCGGCGGCCAGGTCCAGGCCACCGATGCCGGAAAACAAGGAAAGGTGGGTCAACTCCATATCAGCTATCCCTCATACGGGCTTTCCAGGGACCAGTCCCAGGTCTGCCCGCCTTGCCATTCCGTGGTGAAGTAGTTGTGTGCGCCGTCTCCGGTGAAGTACAGGTACTCCTTCGGCAGCACCCGGCCCACGCTGCCCACGCACTCCTTCTCGGCCATCCAGCGGGCCAGCACATCCTCCACCAGGGCCAGGATGTCCGGGTCCACCGGGTTGCTGGGGTCGTAGCCGTAGAACTGGCAGGGCTGGGTCGTGATGCCCTCCACCGTGTCGGCCCAGAAGCGGTCCCCACTGTCGTAGCGGTTCAGCACGCACCAGATCGTGGCCGCCTGTTCCGTGGTGGAGCAGCCCCGCGCCTCGCCCCATACCATCTTTGCCAGGGCTACCTTGGCCGCCTCCATCGGGTCGATGGCCTCCCGGTCCTCAAACTCCAGCGTGATGGGTTCCAGCGCGGGTGTCTCCGCCGGGAGCGCCGTTGCCGTCACCGGCACGGTGGCCTCTGGTGTCTCCGGCTCTTGTGGACGCCCGCTCCAGGCGAACGCAGCAGCCACGGCCAGAAGGGCCAGCGCCAGGCAGGCGGCTCTCTGCATCGCGGCCCTGCGGCGGCGCTGCTGCCGCCTCCGCCGTTCAGTCCGGGTCATAGGTGCTTCTCCTGCGGCGGTACAGCTCGTCGATAAGGTCCGTGTCGCTGTAATCGGCCAGCGCCTTGCCCTCGTCCTCGGTCTCAACCGATACAAGGATAGAGGATTTCAGATACAAAGCGGGGCGCGGCGCGAAGACGGCGCGGTACACGCTGTAGCTGTACACGGTGCCGTCGGAGTAGATGAGGTACGCGCCGCCGTCATTCGAGTACGGGGAGCTGTTGGTTGTCCAGCCTGTTGCCAGCCAATAGGGCTTGGAGGTCAGCGGCAGGATGCTGCGGTGCTTGCGGTACTCGTCAATGGTCAGCGCCCGCACGACGGTCAGGGGCTTGCCGTAGTCCGTCATGCCGTCCATGGTGGTCAGGTCGATGGGCCGCTCCACCACGGCGGAGAAGATGGCCGGGTGCTTGTCCCGCAGCCAGCGCTCCACGGTTTTGGAAAGCAGGCTGCCCACGTAGTTGTTGTGGTCCTCGCGCTCGGCGTCGTCATCCTCGAACTGGCAGCACTCCGGCAGCGTGTCGGCGGCCACCGCAAAGGCGGCGTCCAGGTCGTCCTCCAGCTTCACAAACTCCACACCGTCGAGGGTGAAGCGTTCGCCCCGACGTACCTGTGCCAGGGCCAGGTCCTTCATTTTCATGTCCTTGTCCTCCTCTTTGGTTTACTGGCCGCTCTCGGCGGTCGTGGTGGTCCGCCGGTTGCCCCGGCGGCGGATTGCCTCTTGAAACGTCCTTTGAGCCAGGCGGGGGTCATACTCCGGGCGCTGGTTCTTGTCCAGCTTGCCCGTGTCGCCTCGTCGCAGCTCCTCATAGATCGTTGCGGGGTGGCATCCGATTTTGTAGGCGATGTCCAGCACGCGGGCTTCCTCCTGGTACATCTTTGCGATTTTCTTTCGGTCCTGGAAATCCAGGTACTTGCAGGCCATCACGCGCACCCCCTTTCCTGGGAAAAAATAAAGCCCGAAGGACTGTTTCATCCTTCGGGTTTTACGATAGCATTTGCGTTGCCAAATGTCAATACTAAAACCCGAATTTCTTTGAAAAATTTTTTATAGGCTTTA